CCTATGGAACATGGCAATGTTTGGGTCAAAGATGATAAAGAGATCTTAGTCATTCCGATGAGAAGTGGTAAGACCTTGATAGGATGCCAACTCATCGACCATGAGGGGAACAAGAAGTTCTTGCATGGACAGACGAGCAAAGGAGCAACTTTCACGATTGGAGCAAAAGGGACTGCAATATTTTGCGAGGGTTATGCCACTGGTCTTTCCGTCAGGGATATTATGAAACAGATGAATCTGCCGTATTCGGTCTATATTTGTTTTAGTGCAAGCAACATGGAGTTCGTAAGTCGGAGCATCGAAAGTGGGATCATCATCGCTGATAATGACCCCAACAGTGTCGGAGAAATGACTGCCAAAAAGACAGGCAAGCCGTATTGGATATCCCCAACAATCGGGGATGATTTTAATGATTACCATGTCAAAGTAGGTAATTTCAAAGCGTCTCAGTCTCTAAAGAAACTGCTACTTTCCTTAAAAACTTAGCTTCAATCTGCCTGATCCTTTCACGAGTAAGGGTATACATTCCTCCTACTTCTATAAGTGTATGCCCTTGTGAACGCATCTTCAAAACATTCCAGTATTTCTCCCGTAAAACAACATTGTTACGCTTAAACATTTCGTCAAATTGCTCCCTAGTCGGAAAATCCACCAGCTTGTAAGGGGCATCACCTCCTACAAAGACTGGCACTTTCCCCTTACAGTTCTTTAGATTCATTCTCTGCTTTCGGATCATGGACAATGACTGTGCCATGTTGGTCGATATAGTAAAGATCGCCTAGTTCTTTGGCTTTAATAAGGTTGCGGTATTGCACTCTCTGATTCATTTCCATCCACTTTTCTGCATCTTTATCAGCTTGGTTCATTTGCTAACTCCTTATTTAGTTTATTGGCATGGTTCTGAGCTTTAGACTTTTCCCTATACCTGATACCTTTTGATTCAAATTTATACTTTCCATCTACCATGACTGTTCTACCAACTTGGTAGTAATCGTCATAGTCAAAAAATGGCACTACTTCCCATTTATTCATACCACTTTCCTCCATTCTTTAACATACTTTTCAAGGATGATGTAATCGCTCCAGTCAGTCGTGCCATCTTTAATCCGATAAGCAACACAACTGCTTTGGTCATTGTTTTCTACAAAGTTAATTTCCCATCCCCATCCCTTGTAAAACCAATCCTCTTGGTCTCGAATCCTATCGTCATACCTTTCCCAAAGTAATTCCTTGAATCGGTGTAGGCGGTTCATGTTAGGCATCTTCATCATCTAAATCCTCTCTTAACTGTTTGGCTAAATTCAACAACTGGCTAGGTGTGTAGCCATCTAGCACCAACTGGATTAGGTTATCGACTGTAAAGTCATTGAAATAGTCATAGACTGAAATGGCATTGTCCTCGCCAACCAAGTCTTTCAACTGGTTATAGTCCATCATGCACCTCCGTTACATAGTCAATGTATTCATCGGCATGAACCATCTCTCCCTTTTCCAAAATAGAAGAGTCCTCGTTAAACATTTTCCAAGCAATATCTTCAGCTTTGCTTTTAGTCTTGCAATTAACATCTATCCAACAAAGGGTAGTCTCTTCTCTTGCTATGCATACTCGATATTTAGGCATTTGATTCCTCCCTGATCCCTTGATAATCACAACATTCTCTAAAGTCAGCACCAGTAAAGGTGTCAAGAATGGCATCAGCCATAGAAAGGGCTTGGTCATCATCATGGGCATCTACTTCAATCGTTACCCATGATGTATAGCTAACTTCGTATTTAGGCATTTTCAGTCCTCTTATGTTGTTGTTCAGCCAATCTTCTTTGCTTCATAGCCATCAGCCGACCATAGTGCATCCTGTCTTCTAATCGCCAGTCGTAATACTCCATCTTGCATAGCTTCGTTAATTGGAAAACCATGTTATTCATCTCTGCTTCAATTTCTTCCAATGTTTTCTTAGGCATTAAAAAATCTCCATTATTCTGAACTCGTCTAATTCATACATCGAATCAATATTGCCAGCGTTAAATTCCATCAACTCATCTTCAAGAAATTCATTCAAGGCATCTAGGGCTTCGGTATATGTCCTATAAATGGAGGGGATCATTACTCCGTTTTCATCCTCCTCCGACCAACAGTTAATCCAACCATCGCACAGGGTGTAGTGTTGAACTTCAAACATCAGTCTTCCTCCACAACTCTTGAATGTTTGATATTGGTTATTTCATTTACTCCAAGATCATCGGTAATCCAGTGATCTATTTGCTCGTATTCATCATAAAGATCACCACGCAACACAATGTCTTTGGCTTGCTCCATCGTGTAAGCACATACGGAGTATTGCTTGTGAACCAAACAAGTCTCACTGGTCTCAACTAAGTAAACATTTTTCATTCGATATCCTCATCGTCATCGGTTTGTTCTACATCGTAGACAACATGGTCATATTCGCCAACACAGTGAAAGTCGCACTCAGGTAGGGCTTTGCCCTTTTCCCAAGCATCGGCTTCACTGGTGGCTTCTATAACCCTCTCATACATCACATTGGTCTCAGCCCTGATAATGTATTTAGGCATGATTACCTCATCACTGGTAAACAACTTTGTTTTTCATCAGAAGTAAACAACGCACCCCCACTGTTTCCCTCATCATCACAACTGGGGAAAAACCACAATCCGTCATGCGTTTGAAAGGCAACAACCCTTTCATGCCAACCCATGTCTTCAGTCTCTTGTTGCGTTAAATACCGAACATTGACAATGCGTTTGTGAAGCAATAGTTTCTTGGCCTCATCATTCCAATATTTGTCGTAATCTTTGATATCTTTCATAATCAGCACTCCAAAAAGTTAAATGGCAAATGAACCTCTGCAACCTTATCGCCATTGGCATCAATAACGACAACGGCAAACACTTTGTCGTCTTCGTCTTTACGCACCATGACATAACCCCCTTGCTTTACAACTTGGTCATTCTCGGTGTCCCATACATCAAAATTGACAACCACTGATCCATTGTCAAGAGACTCATAATTCATCTGAATCTGCTCGTAAGCATCTAATCCAAACTCATCTAATACTGGATCGTGATTGCCCTGATATCCGTCTTCGCATATGTTTTGCATGGTTATCTCCTTACCAACTCGATTGATAGTGGAATGAATACTCGTCAGGTAATGCCAACACTCGGTCAAGACCCTCCTCGCCAACTTTTTCGGCAATTACATCATCAGTCTTATTCCACAAATAGCGTTTTGCAGATAAATACATATCTAAACCCATGTCAATCTCCTTATAATGGATGGATAGTGCCAAATACAGATTTGATGGCATTTAGTGGATCAGTAGCAGAGACAAACTGAAATTTATGTTCAGAAGAACCATTGTCTTCAACATCCCATTCGACCTTATGCTCTACATATTCATCAGAACTTGTGCGGTCAATACACTTTGCAATAACATTTTTAATCATTTAATTCTCCTAGCAGTTAATCAAAGACAAGTAAGTAATTTGCGGTCTCGTCATACGACTTTGCGGTCTCATACTTACTTGTTTCGCCATTACTCTTGGCTCATCAGTTTGATAGAACTGTAAATTCCCTATTGGTTAATTTTGATATACGGCAAAGATGCCCTTGACGGGTTTTAAATACATTTCTCTTTGTCCCGTATTCAACATAGGTAAAGGTGTCCTCTTCAACCCTCCCAGTCGAGAATGAGAATGACATCGGATGGGCAAACTTCACAACATCCCCAAACTTCAACTTTGGCTTCTTGACACTGGCATTTTCCAAGCATCGCTCCCGCCATTGTTTAGCGTTATCGTTGTATGGCTCTCCTAGTGCGTTTAGAGTCGTGATAAGGCTCTTAGGAGCGTCAAAGTAATAGGGCAATACAGTCTCCCCCATATTCTTGTAATAGATCCAATCAGGATCTTCTCTGCGTTTCTCCGTCAGGATAACCATGCCCTCATGGTGTTTGATCCCAGTGGCTTTCTCCTCTTGCCAACTAATGCAATATGCGGTGTTACCACGCATTGAAATATTGGTTAGCCACCATTTGTGGGTATCGTTTTCTTGCGTAAATTCTTTGATCAAAAAGTCTTTGCGACTGATTTTGAAAAAGCATTGTGTCCCAGTCCATCCCATGTTATTGCTCCTTAAAATTGATTGTTGCGACTATTGCTCTCAGCCAAGATGTAGCGTTCACTAGGAAACTCATCATCAGGCTCTATTGGCTCATCTACATCGTTTTGTGAATACCCTGAAAGGATCTCAGGGCGGTATTTGCTCAACTTCTCTTCCACGCATCCATCGCATACTCGGCATAGAAAAATACCTTGAGCATCGTATTCATCCCATACATAACCCTCGTGCTCGTGCATCAGAACCCTCCAGTCTTAATGAATAGGTAAATTGCTTGTGGAAATACATACAAGGCGATATATGCCCATGCAACGACCAGTATTGCGTTGATGATCCATTCTTGATCTTTAAACATTATGCAAACTCCTTTTTAGCTAAGACTTTGATTGTTTTACGGGTGTGGTCAACTTTAGTTTTGATACGAGCAAGACCATGCCAACCGAGATACTGCTCGACCCATTCACAGGCTTCAATGAAAGTAAGTAGGCGATGAACTGCCACCACCTCCAACTCAGTGTTGTAGATGATGGCATCCATTATTCGAAGTCCTTTCCTACTTCAACTCCGTTTTTGCGGAGCAGTGCTATTGCATGGTCATTGAGACTCATAACCCCATCGTATTCAGATAGGGAGCGTTTTCCATCTTTGTCGATATCGAACCAAAGACCAATGTATTCAAAGGCAACATCAGGAATATCCCATTCGATAAACCCAGTGTTGTCCTTGTTGAAATACAACTCCAGCGTGGATTCATGTGTGCCAATGTCTCGCTCTCCCCAACTTCCCTCAAGAAATAGGGGAGACTTGACTGTCATAGTGTCAATCAAGTCCGCCATAATCAATACTCCGAAGTAAGCATCAAAACATTGTCCGTAAGGAAGAACCGATACATCCCATCAGGGCAATCGGTTAGGGCAATATGCTTTTGCTTGATGATGTTGCAATCCCCGTCTTCCACGCAGATATCTGCTTTCCCATCCTCAACGGCTAACTGGATGGAGAGCAGTGGCTCTTTAGCTAACAGTGGATAGTATTCACTGGCAACGATATCCAAGAACCAGTAGCAACCACCTTGATCGGCAAAGTATTGAACCCCATCAGTGTGAACCAACTTAGGTGTAAACAGGTTAGTGCGGTGATACGACTCAGTGCCATAGAACTGGGATAAGTCGATTGTTTTAGTTTGTGTGTCCAATTTCATACTCCTTAATAAATTTCAACTGATGAACCATGCTCATCGCATGACCGAACATACATATTTAAACGACTGGCAATCATTAAGGCTTCTTTAAATTTCTGTTTAGCTGAACGGATACCACTGCATACATGGCTCTTGATTAGCTTGTCCGAACCATCGCATGACCGAACTTCGATGATGAATACTTTTTTCAATTTGAACTCCTAGCAGTTTGGTTATGACTATCAAGTGATAATCCACAAACCCACGCAGTGCATGGGTTAGTAGGTATTACTCGAATCTTGTGTTCTCTTCCATCTCAGCCCGTAAATCGATCCATTCCTGTATGGCTTCCAGTGTCTTAGCCATATCGAACTTGGATTCAGATAGATACTCAAGGATGTCTCCATCTGTCCATGCTTCCACGATTGCATCCCAACCTTTGTTGTAGTTTGTATTGGCATGAAGACGAACAAACCCAATCATCTGCTCCTCGTCTATCTGCTTATCCCATATAGCGATTGTGTCTTGTAGTGTTTGCATATCTGCTCCTAGTAGGTGGTTTGTTTATTCATTCATCTAGTGAATGAGATTAAATGATAATCCAAAAAACTTGACTTGCACAACTTTTTTTTAATTATTTTTGACCCCTATATAGAATAAGGCTTTCAAGGCGATTGATATAGCTGAGAAGTGCCTTGCTTGTGTATCAAGGCTCATAAAAATGGGAAGCATGGCTCTATGGCTCGCCTGAATGACCCTAAAAGGCGGTCTCACCTTAACAGTGTTAGGGTGAAAGAGCGAAGCGGAACAGTGTGATGACTCCAGTAGAGAGAGATAAGAGTAAGGGAGATAAGACTATTGATGTCCTTTACAGAACTGTCCTATACTCAGGGGGTATAAATATACCCATTGAATACTATGCCTAACACCAAGAGAAGACTAACCAAGAAAGAGATAGCAGAAGGCATGAAAGCAGTGCCGATTGAGACCATCATTCTCGGTAGCCAGTCTAAGCAAGGGATCAAGCTAACCAAGAAACAAAAGGCATTTGCTGAACAAGTCGTGGCTACTGGGAACAAGAGCGAAGCCTACCGCAGAGCGTATAACACTAAGGGCAAGAGAGAGACTGCTGGAGTAGAAGCAAGTAAGCTCTCACGCTCCCCAAATGTGGCTACATACATAACGGCACTGGAAGCACAGAAAGAGGTGGAGGAATATCTTCTACCCCCTCGTTTGAGGGCTATGGCAATCCATAAACTCTCCAGTATGGCTCTGAATGATGACTTGCCCCCCGCTCAGCAACTCAAGGCGTTAGAGCTGGTAGGCAAGATGACTGAGGTAGCACTGTTCACTGAGAGACGGGAACTGGTGCATACGATGGATAGCACCACGCTCAAGTCCAAGCTGATGGAAGCAGTCCAACTGGCGATACAGAACAGTAATAGTCTAAGGGTATCGACCAAGCGAACAGCCGAGCAACTGCTCGCTGAGATCAATGATCCAGTCGATGTGGTCTCTCGTGAGGTGCATGATGATCAGGATCAGGATGATCAGGAACAATCCCAAGAGGATTCCATCTCTGAAACTGGGGATACTGGCTCTTCTTTTCCCATTTCCGACCCCCCACCGAGTGCCACCACCCCTTTTTTGCCCGTGCTCGATGCGGATCATTTGCATAGTATTTCACACATTCAATCACCAACAAATCTCACCCTAACACCTGTTACGGTGACAAATCCTTTAGAATCAAATACTTGCGAAGTACTAAGTATTAACCCTAACCAGTTAATCCCTATGGGGGAGGGGGTACAAAATCCTAACTGGCAGGAAAAAAACACTGTTTTAGAAACCCCCCCGTCATCTTTTTCTAATCAAAAAGGGTAGGGGGGTATATGGATAGAGAACAATGGCTAATCATTTTGATACTGATAACAGTGATTTTCTTATGGGCAGGGATCGTATGAACAAAGAAGATTGGTTAAAACAACAGGAGATGGAAGTGGCTATTCTAGATAAAGTGATCGCTCACTTAAAGTTACTAAGAGATGCAGCAGCGATTTCGTCTTTCCCAGGAGGGCTGAAAGATTTTGGTATTCGTAAAAAGCAAGCCTATGACCATTGGGTAGCTGGCGAAGGGGCTGGTAGTGCAAACAAATATCCTACTTATAAAGATGATCCCAACTGGGGTGCAGGGCAAGAGGACTGTGGCAAATGACTCCTGCACAAAAAGAAGTCTTTCATGTCATAGAAAAGTTCTGGGAGGACTTTGGCTTTGGTCCGACTATTGATGACGTGATGAGAATGACAGGTTATCGGGGGCGTGGGGGTACGGCTAGGAAAATGAAAATCCTAATTGAAATAGGGGTTTGCAAAGGGAACATGAAGTACTCTCGTAGCATCAGACCAGCGTATATCAAACTAAGGAATTTGAATGGATGAGTTGTTAGCCATCATTGACCAGCTGCCTGAGGAGGATCAGGCAAAGCTACGCCCATTGGCGTTGGCTTATCAGGATGCAGTAACTCGTGAAACTGGGCAAATTGACTTTATGTCGTTTGTAGAAACCATGTGGCCCAATTTTATTCATGGCGAACATCACGCATTAATGGCAACAAAATTTGAGGAGATTGCCAGTGGAAAAATTAAACGCCTTATTATTAATATGCCACCTCGTCATACTAAGTCTGAGTTTGCCAGTTATCTTTTGCCAGCTTGGTTCTTAGGAAAATTCCCTAATAAGAAAATCATTCAATGTTCTAACACGGCTGAACTTGCAGTTGGTTTTGGTCGAAAGGTGCGTAACTTAGTAGACGGAGAGGCATATGCCAAAGTATTCCCTAATGTTGCTCTTAGATCGGATAGCAAGGCTGCTGGTCGTTGGAGTACTAATGCTAACGGGGAGTATTTTGCTATTGGTGTTGGCGGTACTGTTACTGGTAAAGGTGCTGATCTTCTCATTATTGATGACCCTCATTCCGAGCAAGAAGCAGCACTTGCAGCTGGGGATCCTAGCGTTTTTGATAAGGTGTACGAGTGGTACACTTCAGGTCCTCGCCAGCGTTTGCAGCCTGGAGGATCTATTGTAGTTGTGATGACCCGTTGGTCTAAAAGGGATCTGACGGGAAAAATCTGCCAAGCGATGGTGGACAGAGACGGTGATGAATGGGAAATCATCAGCCTTCCAGCGATAAAAAGAAACGAAAAACCCCTCTGGCCCGAGTTTTGGTCTTACGAAGAACTTGATAAACTAAGGATAGAACTACCGCTTTCTAAGTGGCAAGCCCAGTATCAACAAGATCCGACCTCTGAAGAAGGTGCTCTTGTAAAACGGGAATGGTGGAGGGTCTGGGATAAAGAAACCCCTCCCCCTTGTGATTACATTATCCAATCTTGGGATACGGCATTTACAAAATCAGAACGGGCTGACTATTCAGCGTGTACGACTTGGGGAGTTTTTTACCTAAATGAAGATAAAACGGATGCTAATATCATTTTATTGGATGCGTTTAAAGAGAGAATGGAGTTCCCCACTCTTAAACAGCGAGCCTATGATATGTATAAAGACTGGGAACCAGATTCGTTCATTGTTGAAGCGAAAGCATCTGGTGCTCCACTTATATTTGAACTTAGAAGGATGGGTATTCCTGTTCAAGAGTTTACACCGACTAGGGGTAACGATAAAATATCTCGTGTTAATAGCGTATCTGATTTGTTTGCAAGCGGTAAAATTTGGGCACCAAGAAAACGCTGGGCTGAAGAAGTAGTAGAGGAATTAGCAGCATTTCCCAATTCAGATCACGATGACTTAGTAGACTCCACAACCCAAGCACTGTTAAGATTTAGAAGAGGTGGCTTTATTACGCTGCAAAGCGATGAGCCAGATGAGCCACAAGAATTTAGGCGTAAAAAAGGTTATTACTAAGGATCCTTATGTCAATCGATAAAGCAATGTATGCAGCCCCCCAAGGTTTACCTGATTTAGAAGGACCAGATGTTGAAATTGAAATTGTTGACCCTGAAGAGGTAGACGTAAAAGTTGGTGGAATAAAAATCCAAATGGAAGGCGAGGAGATTGAAGACTTTGATGCAAACCTTGCTGAATATTTGCCTGAATCGGTTTTACTACAAATTGCCAGCGAACTCTTAGAAGATTTCCAATCGGACATTGATTCTAGACGTGACTGGATTCAAACCTATGTTGATGGCTTAGAACTTCTTGGCTTAAAGATTGAAGAGCGTTCAGAACCTTGGGAAGGTGCTTGCGGTGTTTACCATCCAGTCTTAGCCGAAGCCGTCATTAAATTCCAATCTGAAACCATCATGGAAACCTTTCCAGCAGCTGGTCCAGTCAAGGGCGAAATTGTTGGTAAAGAAACATCAGAGAAAAAAGATGCTTGTGAGCGTGTTGTAGAAGACATGAACCATGAGCTTACCGATGTGATGCAAGAGTTTCGCCCTGAACATGAGCGTATGCTCTGGGGTGTAGGACTTTCAGGTAACGGATTTAAAAAGGTTTATGTAGATCCAAGCCTAGATCGTCAAGTATCAATGTATATTCCTGCTGAAGATTTGGTTGTTCCTTACGGTGCTTCTAGTCTTGAATCCGCAGAACGCATTACCCATGTGATGCGTAAAACAGAAAACGAACTTAAACGCCTACAGTATGAAGGGTTCTATCGTGATTTAAATCTAGGATCGCCAGATAACGTCTTAGATGAGATTGAAAAGAAAATTGCAGAAAAATTAGGCTTTAGGGCATCTACTGATGACCGTTTTAAAGTCCTTGAAATGCACTGCCACCTTGATTTAGAAGGTTTTGAGCACACAGATAAGCATGGCGAACCAACAGGCATTGCTCTTCCTTATGTTGTAACCATTGAAAAATCAAACGGACAGGTGTTAGCAATCCGTAGAAACTGGGATCCAGATGACAAAACTCACCAAAAACGCCAGCATTTTGTACATTATGGCTATATCCCTGGCTTCGGCTTTTATCATTTCGGGCTTATTCATCTTATTGGAGCTTTTGCTAAATCGGGCACTTCCATTCTTCGTCAGCTGGTTGATGCAGGGTCATTGTCCAATCTTCCTGGAGGCTTTAAGACTCGTGGGTTGCGTGTCAAAGGTGACGATACCCCGATAGCTCCAGGTGAGTTCCGTGACGTAGATGTTCCAAGTGGTGCGATGAAAGACAACATCATGCCATTGCCGTATAAAGAGCCAAGCCAAACATTAATGACGTTGCTCAACCAGATCGTAGAAGAAGGTAGACGTTTTGCTTCTTCTGGCGATTTAAAAGCATCAGACATGAGCAGCCAAGCTCCAGTGGGTACGACTTTAGCAATTTTAGAACGCACACTTAAAGTCATGTCTGCGATTCAAGCTCGTATTCATTACTCCATGAAGCAAGAATTTAAACTTCTTAAGAGAATCATTGCTGACTACGCTCCAGAAGATTACAGTTACCAGCCTACTAGCGGTAATCGTACAGCCCGTAAATCTGACTACGATATGGTCAATATCATTCCCGTATCAGATCCAAACGCAGCAACCATGAGCCAAAAGGTAGTTCAGTATCAAGCTGCCCTACAGTTATGCCAGACAGCTCCCCAGCTTTACAACCTTCCTTACTTACATCGTCAGATGTTAGAAGTCATCGGCATTAAGAACCTAGAGAAGTTGGTTCCATTGCCAGAAGACATGAAGCCTACAGATCCAGTAACGGAAAACGTCAACGCCTTAAAGAACAAACCATTAAAAGCCTTCATTGGTCAAGACCATCAAGCCCATATTCAGATTCATATGGCTGCTATGAATGATCCAAAGATCAAACAAACTATTGGTCAAAACCCACAAGCTCCTATGATGATTCAAGCGATGCAAGCTCACATTACTGAACACGTTGGTCTTGAATATATGCGACAAATGCAGATGCAAATGGGCATTAACATTCCGTATTCTGATGACGATGATCCAGATGTTCATATGACTCCAGAACAAGAAATGCAAATTGCTCGTCTGGCTGTCCCAGCTGCTCAAAATCTATTGCAACAGAACCAGACTGCGGTGGCTGCACAACAGGCACAGCAAGCTGCTCAAGATCCTATTGTTCAGATGCAGATGAAAGAATTACAGCTTAAAGCACAGGAAATCGACATTAAGCAGAAGAAACTGGCTATGGATGCAGCTGGTAAAGCTGATCAAATTGAAATTGAAAAAATGCGTATTGCAGCGCAAAAAGAAATTGCTGGTATGCAAGTGGGAGCAAAAACTGCTTCTGATAAAGCCAACCTTGCTGCTAAACAAGAATTAGAAGGAATGAAATTAGGTCATCAAATAGGAAGTAATAAAGCCCAGATGAATCAACAACGCCAGTCAGAGAAGCTCAAAATCTTAGCTGAAATGGCAAAAACCCAGGCTCAAAAAACCAAAAAGGAAATTGAATGAAGGAAAAAATACTAGATCATCTCCTCAAACAGGTAGATGTGAGAGTAAGGGACTTGGAAGAGTCCCTTGGTACTGGTGTAGCCAAAGACTACGCTGACTACCAAAAGACTTGCGGACAGATAACGGGTCTTCTGTCTGTAAGGATGTACATTTCAGACCTTAAAAAGAACTTGGAGAATTTTGATGAGTGAAATACTAATCGGCTCAAACCCCGATGATGTGAGTAACGTAACGACTTTGCCTCAAACAGGTGAAGAAAAAGCAAGACAATTACCCATGCCACAAGGCTATCGTATGCTTGTTGGTATTCCTGATGCTGAAAAAGAACACGCTGGTGGAATCCTCAAAGCGGATGCCACACTGCAAATGGAAGAAGTGCTTTCCACCGTCTTTTTTGTTATCAAAATGGGACCTGATTGCTACAAAGATGAAAAAAGGTTTCCTACTGGTCCTTGGTGCCAAGAAGGTGACTTTATTCTTGCCAGACCAAACACTGGCACACGCCTAAAGATTCATGGTCGTGAGTTCCGATTAATTAATGACGATTCTGTCGAGGCTGTAGTTGAAGATCCTCGTGGAATTACTCGTGTTTAAGGAGAAAAAACATGGCTGAATTTGAAAAACAAGACTTTTCTTTTTTGGAAAGTGATGATGCAACCCCACCAGAGGTTGAATTAGAGATTGTTGACGATACCCCAGAAGAAGATCGTATTAATGCAGCACCACTTCCTAAAGAAATCGTTGAAGAAATCGACAATGATGACTTAGAAGCCTATTCTAAAGAGGCAAAACAACGCCTTTTGCAGATGAAAAAGCTGATTAACGATGAACGCAGGGCTAAAGAAGCTATCCAGCGTGAAAACGAAGAAGCTATTCGGGTTGCTAACACCATTATTGAAGAAAACAAACGCCTTAAAGGTCGACTTTCTGATGGCGAAAAGGTGTATGTATCAACAGCTAAAGAAAAAATTGCCTCTGATCTTGATCAAGCAAGACGTGCATACAAAGAGGCTTATGACTCTGGCGATGCAGAGCGTTTAGTAGAAGCTCAAGAGCGTTTAACTGAAATTAAATTTAAAGCTCAAGAGATGGATCGTTATGTTCCACAATATGACGAAAATACTTTACAATCTTCTGAAGTTGATGTACAAATACCTCAACAGCAGAGCCAACCAACACGACTGGACTCAAAAACCCAATCGTGGCTTGACAAAAACAAATGGTACGGCACTGACGATGACATGAGTTTTCTCGCTATGGGAATCCATAAGCGGCTGGAACGTGAGGGAGTCCCGACAGGCTCCGATCATTACTGGAACGCTATAGATACCGAAATGAGAAGACGTTTCCCAGAGAAATTTGGGGAAGAAGCAGGAACCAAATCTCCTGCTACAACTCGTAAAAGCACGGTGGTTGCTCCAGCAACGAGGTCAACGTCTTCAAAAAAGATCACATTAAACACCCGTCAAATGGAACTGGCTAAGAAATTCAAAATTACGCCAGAGCAATATTACAACGAACTAGTTAAAACGGAGTCCCAAAATGGCTAATAACAATCGTACCCCCCGTGAAATTGAAACAAGACAACAAGAGGCTCGCCCTATGGCGTGGAAACCCCCTGAGTTGTTACCTGAACCAGACAAGCAAGCAGGTTATGCTTATCGCTGGGTTAGGGTTTCGATGCTTAACAACGCTGACCCTCGCAACTTATCTTCCAAACTAAGAGAAGGCTGGGAAGCAGTCAGAGCTGAAGAGCAACCGAAATATGGAATGTTGACCGATCCAGATAGTCGATACAAAGACAATATCGAAATCGGTGGTTTACTGTTATGCAAAATTCCTGAGGAATTTGTGAAGGCAAGGATGGATTATGAGAACAACCAAACCCAAGCAAATGCAGAAGCAGTAGACAATAGTTTTTTACGGCAAAGCGATTCTCGTATGCCTCTGTTCCAAGAACGGAAGTCTACAGTGTCCTTTGGTAAAGGTTCTTAACTTATTAGGAGATTTATATGGCTTATCCTACAGTAGCAGCCCCTTACGGGCTAAAGCCAGTTAACCTTATTGGTGGTCGTGTATTTGCGGGTTCTACCCGTATGTTCCCTATCACCAACGGTTACAGTACTAGCTTGTTCAACGGTGACGTTGTAGCAATTGGTACTGGTGCAAACATTGGTAACTTAGTATCTTCAACATTGGCATACAATGCTTCTTCTGCTGTTAACGGCACAATTGGCGTGTTTGTTGGTTGCGAGTATTCAACAACTGGTGGTCCAATCTACGGTAAAAATCGTTATCAGTTCTGGCAAGCTTCTACAACAGCTCCAGATGCTATTGGTTATGTTGTTGATGATCCTCAAGCTGTTTTCCAAGCAGTTTGTTTGTCTAACCCAGCTGGTACTGGTGGTTCTACAACCATTCAATACCTAAACCCAGCTTTCGTTGGTTCTAATGCTTATTACATTGGTGCTGCTGCTGGTAACACTGGTTCGACAACTACTGGCGATTCATCTGCTGGTATTGCAATCTCTGCTGCTGCCACAAGCACATCAGCGATTACACCTTTGACTACATCGGCTCCTTTCCGTATCGTAGGCGTTGTACCTGCTTCAGCTGTTACAGTGACCCAAAATGCTACATCTTCTAGCACAACGATCACTTTATCTGCTGCTAACACTGCAATCCTCCCAGGTATGGTTATTTCTGGTCCTGGCATTACTGCTGGTTCCAATACCTATGTAACAACTGTAAACGGCACAACTGTAACTATCAACACAGCTGTAACAACAGCTCAGTCGACAAATGCACAGTTTTCTTTCACTGGCTACCCAGAAGCATTAGTAACTTGGAACTTCGGTTACCACAGCTACTTCAATGCCACTGGTGTTTAATTAAGGAGCATTTAAATGGCTATTTCTCGTGCACAACTACTAAAAGAGCTATTACCTGGATTAAACGCCCTGTTTGGTCTTGAGTATGCTCGTTACGGTGAAGAACACAAAGAGATCTATGAAATCGAGACCTCTGAGCGTTCTTTTGAAGAAGAAACAAAACTGTCAGGCTTCTCAGCTGCTCCAGTCAAAAACGAAGGCCAAGCCATCGCTTATGACAACGGACAAGAAGCATGGACAGCTCGTTACAACCATGAAACTATCGCTTTGGGCTTCAGTTTGACTGAAGAGGCAATCGAAGATAACTTGTATGACTCGTTATCTGGTCGCTATACCAAGGCTTTGGCTCGTGCTATGGCTTACACCAAACAGGTTAAAGCTGCTGCTGTATTGAATAACGGTTTTAATAGCCAGTTCACCTATGGTGACGGTCAGCCTTTGTTCTCTACTGCACATCCTTTGATTTCTGGTGGTACTAACGCCAACACTCCATCTACTCCTGCTGACTTGAACGAAACTGCGCTGGAAAACGCTGTTATTCAAATCGCTGCTTGGACAGATGAACGTGGTCTGTTGATCGCTGCAAAACCGAAGAAGTTGATTATTCCACCTGCATTACAGTTCGTTGCAACTCGTTTGCTTGAAACTGAATTGCGTGTTGGTACAAACAACAACGACATCAATGCAATTAAGAACAATGGTGCAGTTCCAGAAGGTTACGCAATTAACCACTTCTTGACCGCAACCAACGCATGGTTCTTGACCACTGATGTTCCAAACGGTTTGAAGATGTTTGTTCGTACACCACTCCAGAACTCTATGGATGGCGACTTCGATACTGGTAACGTAAGATACAAGTCTCGTGAGCGTTATTCCTTTGGTGTTTCTGATCCATTAGGTGTTTACGGTTCATACTAAACTCTCGTGAGGAGTTTGATCCCCAGCCTAAAAAACTGGGGATTTTTTTTGAAAAAAGATTGCACAAACTGTATAAAGTAGTAAACTTGTTATATCTGGGTGATTCACTTATGCCACCACTGCCCCAGCAGACGATGCAAAGATCGGCATAAGTACTTTTGCATAAGGAGCCTATTATGGGTCGCAGTACATTTGATGGTCCGATTTTATCGGGTGATAATCGTTTTGGTCCACAACGTGACGTTGGTCCAGTCTTATTGGCTCAACAAGCCTTTTTAGATTTTGCTGTGACCTCCGCAGGTCAAGCTGGTTATGGTGGCGGTTCTGGTGTATTTGTTACTTCTGACAATATTCCTAACCAAGCAGCAACTATTTGGAATCCACAGTCTGGTGCTTATAGCACTAATGGTCCTACTGTTGCTACTGCTCCTACAGCAGATGCTTCTGGAACTATTTATCGTGGCGTATCATTTTTGATTCCACAAAACTCAAACATTACTGATGTAATCATTGACGTAGGCACATTGCCAACTGACGGTTCAGTAACTGCTAACTCTATTCAACCATACGTTTCTAACAAATTTGCTACCGCTACAGGTGTGTATGCAACGATGGCTGCTATTACTTCAGCAACTCGTGGCACTGCAACATTTGTAGGCACACAGTTAGATTACGCTTATGGCACATTACAAGACGTTCAAAATATTCAACCTGGTCAACAGCCTACATGGTTTAGCCAGATTGTTGTGACATTGAAGATTACTAATACCAGCTTGACCGCTCCTACATCTGGTCAAATTGCTGTTACATTGAAATATGCACAACAAGATATGAACATTGGTAATGCGACAACTTACCCATACGGTAACTTTGACTAATTAATCCTCTTGGGGAACTACGGTTCCCCTTTTTTAAAACTTAGGAGATTAATATGGCACAAAGCCCAAGTGGAATACCAAGCACCAATAACTCGGTGCAGTCGATTAGCCGTCAGGCTAAGTATGAGCCATTTGATTTGCAAGTATCACGCAACCAAATTACTGGTCATACACCTGTAAATATTTTTGGTTATGGAACGACTGGCACAACTGCTGGTTTATTTGTAACCATGTGGGAAAACTCGTCCACCACCAATTATATATTCCCAGTAGCAGCACAAGTAATGTATGTTGCAAGTACAGTAAACGGTGACTCTGGTGCTTTGATTCAAGTTACTGGATTGGATGCAAACTACAACCCAATATCTGAGATTGTTGCTTTAGGTGGCACTTCTGGTACAGGCGTAGCAACTGTTAAATCATATTATCGTATCAACAACATTTCCGTAGCTTTGGCTAGTACAGTACAACCCACTGGCGTAATTACTATTCAAAACCAAGCTGCAACATCTGGTGCTGTTGAGTATGCACAGATCAATACAACTACTTACAACGGTAGCACTATCAGTATTGGCACATCCCAAATGTCTGTTTATACGGTTCCAGCAAACGCCACTTTGCAATTGACAAGATTTACTGCAAATAGTTCGTTTACTGGTAATACTGCAAACTACTGCACATATAGGGCTGTAGCTCAATATCCATCTGTATTAAATTCATCTGCCACGCTAGTGCGTAGAGTAGTTTTAAATACACCATTTGTGCAACAATTTAATATCCAACGCACTTTCCCATTTGCTTATCCAGCTGGCACGGATGTTCAATGGCAAATTGCCCCTAGTGGTACTGTTGCTTGTACTGTAGGTATTAACATTGGTGGTGTTTTGATTGATAGTGGTAGCTAATTATGGCAAAGACACCAGCTTGGCAACGATCAGAGGGTAAAAACCCTAGTGGTGGTTTAAATGCCAAGGGCAGAGCTTCTTATAACAAAGAGCATGGTGCTCATTTAAAAGCACCACAGCCAGAAGGTGGTAGCCGTAAAAAGTCTTTCTGTGCTCGCATGGAAGGCATGAAAAAACGATTAACCAGTTCGGAAACAGCCCATGATCCAAATAGTCGGATTAATAAATCTTTGAGAAAATGGAAATGTTAAATGTCCATATTCGAGATATTAACTGTATTAGCATATGTTTTAGGTGCTATCGTGAGCTTTATGCTTAAAGAGAAAGCTGATGAGCTTGCACGTCAAGGCATCCTTTTGAATAAGACTCGTGAGGAGATAGCTCGTGATTACATTACTAAAATTGAAGTGCGTAATGATATGGACCAAATTATCAACCGCTTTGACCGCATTGAAGCAAAGCTTGACAGGTTTATTGAAGGACATAAATAATGCCAAGTAAGTCCAAACGACAGCATGATTTTATGGAGGCAGTAGCCCACAACAAGGCTTTTGCCAAAAAAGTAGGAGTTCCTCAATCGGTAGGTGAGGATTTTGCAAAAGCCGATAAAGGCAAACATTTTAAAAAAGGTGGAATCAACATGGCAACAAGAAAACGTAGTGTAAACCCAGCGATGGCTATGATGGCAGCTCGTGCCATGCCAACTCCAGCAGCTGCTCCAATGGCACCTCCAGCAGGTCCTATGGCTGGTGGCATGAAACATGGTGGCTTGTCTAAAGAACATCACAAACATTTAGCTCATCACCATTTAGCGATGGCTGAACACCATATGAAAGAGCATGAAGGTCATCACACTAAAAAGATGGCTAAAGGTGGTCATGCTCATGCTGAAAAAGAACACGAAATGCATCAAGCTAAAGAACTTCGTAAACTTGCTAAAGAAGAAGAGCACGAAGCAGCTGGTATGCGTCATGGTGGCAAAGCCCATATGAAGAAATATGCAATGGGTGGTGCTATTAAACGTGAAGCCAGCACAGAGCCTCGTGGTCATATGAAAGAAAAAGAAACTATGGGTCCTCGTGGCATGAAGCATGATGTTGAAGCTGGTTCTAACAAACACGGTAAATTTGGTGAGTCTAAAGACCAAAAACGTGGTCATACTGAAGATCGCAAACCAAAGATGCATAACGATGGTGACAACACTATTGGCACATCTGGTTCTATTTCTGGTAAAAAACATGGTGGTCATATTAAGAAAATGGCTCATGGTGGTTCTACATCTAGCCGTGCTGATGGCATTGCTAAACGTGGTCATACAAAAACCAAATACTGTTAATTAGGAGAAATCTATGTCACACGGACACAAAAAACATCACGAACATATTGAGCATCATTTGAAAGAACATGATGGTGGTCATGCTCATGGCGGTCATATCCATAAACATCACGCTCACGAAAAGCATTTGAAAGAGCATGATGGCGGTATGCATGGTCACAAACATCACCACGAGCACGTTGAAGCAATGTGCGGTGGCGGTCACGCTCATAAGTAATGAGAGCCAGCCGAGGGATGGGAGCAGTTAACCCATCTAAGATGCCACGCAAAAAGATTATCCAGAGAAAGGATAATCCTGATGCTGTTGAGTTTTATGCCAAAGGTGGGCAAGTTTGGGATAAACCAAGACCAAAAGACCTTGGGAAACCAAAGAAATTGTCTTCAGCTAAAAAAGCTAGTGCGAAAGCAATGGCTAAAGCAGCTGGAAGACCTTATCCTAATTTAGTCGATAACTTACGAGCTGCAAGGAAGAAAAAATGAACTTATTTGAAAAAGTAGTAAATTATGTAAAAAGTGCTGGTCATGCAATGGAAGGTGAAGAGCACAAATTATTAAATGAATTTGCTGCTTATTTGGCTAGTGAAAAAGTAGCTTTGGGATTCTCAGATTCCCCAGTGGTAACATCTTTTGCTGCTTCTTTAGTTCCAGCATCAGAACCTGTACAAGTTGCTCCCGTAGCTGAAGCATCTCCTGCTGTTGAAGCTGCTCCTGTAGAAGCACCAGCCAGCGTAACTATCAATGTTGAAGAACCAGCATCTGCAACCGTTGAAGTTACTGCTCCCGTTGATCCAGAACAAAATGTTGCGAGTTAATCATGGCAGAAAAATGGATTCAACACGCTATCAAAAAAGCTGGTGCGTTGCGTAAGGCTTTGGGAGTAAAAGAAGGACATACTATTCCTGAGAAAAAACTGGCTGCTGCTGCTAAAAAACCTGGCAAGCTAGGTCAACGTGCTCGTTTAGCAGAAACTCTTAAAGGCTTTAAGCATAAATAATGGCTACTTCAGGGACATCCGTATTTGACCTAAACATGAACGATCTCATTGAAGAGGCGTTTGAGAGGTGCGGTGTCGAACTTAGAACTGGTTATGATTTTAGGACAGCTAGACGGTCTTTAAATCTTTTAACCGTTGAATGGGCAAATCGTGGAATTAACCTTTGGACTATCCAAGAAGGTCAAATTCCTATGGTTACTGGACAGATTACCTACCCTTTGCCAATAGATACCATCGACTTATTGAGCCAAGTTATCCGAACTGGTACTTTGCAAAACCAGATAGATATTAATATTAGTCGCATTTCCGAGGACACCTACTCGACTTTGCCTAATAAATTGGCTCAAGGAAGACCTATTCAAGTATGGATTAACCGCCAGTCTGGACAAAACAATCCTACCAATTACACCTTATACGGTAATGGATCAACCACTGGTATTAGTGCTACCGACACTACTATTCAGTTAAATCAATCTGACTTAACAGGTTTAGCAGCCACTGGCTACATCCAGATAGACAATGAGATTATTTACTACCCAAATGTCTCTACAACGGCTCCACAGATGTTAAATTGCTATCGTGGTCAGAATGGTACTACCCCAGCTGCTCATGCGACTGGAGCTTCGATTAGCGTGGTCAATCTGCCTTGTATTAACGTCTGGCCCACTCCAAACTCTCCAGGCAGCCAATACACTTTTGTTTACTGGCGTATGCGTAGGATTCAGGATGCTGGCACTGGTATTAATACCAATGACATTCCATTTAGATTCATCCCATGCATGGTGGCTGGACTAGCGTTTTACTTGTCTTCCAAAATCCCTGGGGTAGATCCTAATCGTATTCCAATGCTCAAAGCTGAGTACATGGAACAATGGGATTTAGCTTCCCAAGAAGATAGGGAAAAAGCAGCTATTCGTTTTGTTCCTAGGATGTCTTTTTACGGAGGTCATGGAAGATAATGCCTACCCCTGAAGAACAAAAAGCTATAGATGAAGCTTCTAAAATGGCTCAAGAACACAGAGCTAAAGTAGATGCTGAACGTGATCGTACCTATGCTGAAAGATTAAAGGACATGGGGTATTACGATAAAACACCTAAAGGCAGTTCTCCTAAAGGCGGTGGCGGTGCTGGTTATGTTCCAGGATCTAATAATCCATTTAACCCAGACAGTCCATTAAACCGCAAAAAAGGCGGTGTTATTCGAGGTCATGGCATAGAAAGAAAAGGTCGTACAAAAGGTAGGTTCGTCTAATGCCAAATAAGTATTCATCTGGCAAATGGGCAATAGCACAATGTGATCGTTGTGGTTTTCGATATATGCTCAAAGAATTGAAAAAAGAGGTTATTAAAACCAAACTTTTTAATATCAAAGTATGTCCTGAGTGTTGGGATCCAGATCAACCACAGTTAAGTCTTGGTTTATATCCTGTGAATGATCCGCAAGCTGTACGGGAGCCACGCCCAGATGTCAGTTATTACGCTGGTGGAACATCAGGATTGATGACAAATCCTTATGATCCAAATGCGTTTAACGTGGATAATTTAGGTTATCCAAGCGATGGTAGTAGGCAGATTCAGTGGGGTTGGAATCCCGTAGGTGGAGCAAGTTATTTTGATAGTTATTTAACGCCAAATTCCTTGCTTCCTGTTATAACAATCGGTACAGTAACCATTACAACAACTTAGGAGTTTAAAATGGACAAGAAGCAAGTAACTAAGATTGCAGATAAAGAAGCAAAAAAAGAAGTTCATAAACATGAACATCATATGCACCCAGGTATGAAGCCTACTAAAATGGCTAAAGGTGGAGTAACTGGTAAAGCTATGAAAGCGGTAGGTCGCAACATGGCTCGTGCAATGAACCAAAAATCTTCTGGAAGAGGTCGTTAATATGGCATACGATAAATCAGTAAAAGCAACCAAAAAGAATAGCCCAGCTGTTCATACTGGTCATGCTAAAAATGACAAACCAGCCTCTGACTATGCTGCTCCGCATACTATGTCTGGCAAAAAATACACAGTAGAGAGCTTCCAAGCGATGGAAGATGATATTCCATATGCAACTACTAAATCTGTAAAAGATGCAGATCTGCGTGATCCTATTCCTAACGGTGTTAGCTATGGCACAACCAAAGAGCCAAAAACGTCTGGCATTGAAATGCGTGGAGCTGGTGCAGCTACTAAAGGTCGTATGTCTAGAGGTCCGATGGCTTAAGTGTAAACCCTATGAATTACGAACAGTTATATAACAATATCCAGTCTTACGCTGAGAACACCGAACAGTTGTTCGTGGCAAATATTCCAGTCTTTGTAATGGAGGCTGAAGAACGTATATATAACTCAGTTCAATTACCATCGTTGCGTAAAAATGTTATTGGAACCATGACATCTGGAAATAGTTATTTGTCTTGTCCTATAGATTATTTATCAACATATTCGTTGGCTGTAATTGATTCATCAGGTAATTACAGTTATCTATTAAACAAAGACGTTAACTTTATTAGACAGTCTTATCCA